TTCTCTTTCGTCGTCGTCGTTTAAATCAACAATCACGCATTCAATTTCTTTATATCCTAGCTTTGTTAATTCACGTACTCTAAAATGACCACCTACAATGTAACCACTTTGCTTGTTAAATATAATGGGCTCGACAACGCCAAACTTTTCTAAGGAAGCCTTTAAATGCTTTTCTTGATTCTTTGTGCTTTGTCTAGGATTGTAAGGCGCTGGGATTAAATCGCTTAATTTTTTTATTTGTATTATCATAGCCTATCAAGCAAATTATCAATTTTATTTATAACCTTTATTTTCATTGGTATTGAATTACCTAACAAATCAATGTCATCTAGTTGCGCAAGTATTTCAAGCATAACCATTATCTTATCTAAATTCTGATTCGTTTCTTTTTCAATATCGATTTTATTAGGCATTATTTCTTTTTTGATTCTTTTATTATAATAGCTTCCCAAGCTTTTTGAGCTTTCTCTTTAGTATCATAAATACAAGCACCTTGCCCGATACGATATTTTCCGTTTGAACATTTAATTACTGGCATTACTTTCTTGATTTACGCCCTCTTCTTTTAGGCACTTGCTTATTTACATCTTCAGGCTTAAAGTCATTCACAAACGTAGCTTCGACACTGGTAGTGCTTTGTATTGATTCTGCAAAGGCTTCGATAGGTTCGATGTAAGTATCGTAATTAACGCTTAGATATATTCTTTGAATCATTTCCGCAACGCAAGACATACACCACTTATTAACAAAGAATTTATCGTCTACTTCTTGCTTGTAAATAGCTTCAAGTTCTAAGATAGTAACTTGATTTAAATTCTTGATAAACCCGGCATCACGTAATGATACCCAGTGCTCTTTATATTTATCAAGTGTTTTTTTAGTAAGATAATTCATATAAATTTTTTAAATAATATCGCCACAATACTAGCTGCGAAAGCTATCATTAAGGCTGTGATAATAATATAGTTAAAATATAAAGCTGATAACAAAGCGACCCAGAACGATAAGCAATAACCACAATCAAAAGGTTTTAAGCGTAAGGGTGTCTTTATAAAATCATAGCCTTTTAACTTGTTACCGATATTGAATTCATCATATAAAAAACGTGAAAACATTTGTGGTATCATTGATATTTCGGCAAAGCTAAAGCCTAAACAAGCCGACCCGACAATAAGAAATAATTCATTCATAATCTTTTACATTTAATTTAACATTATTTATAGCGTTCTTAACTCCGTTTGCGATTGTTCGTATTGGAATGCCTGTCTTCAAACTCACATTCTTGTAAGTGCCTAGTTGTAAATATAACTTTAAGACTTCACATTCAAAGAAGCGTAGTTCTGATATGCTCTTTTCTACCGCTTGAATCCTAGCTTCTATCTTATCATAAGCATTATCGTCTTGTAATTCAAACAAATGATTAGCAAATAATATATGGTCACTGTTTTCGATTAGTTCGTCGTCGATAATGTTATCGCTTATCCTTTGATTCTTAAAATTCTGATAATAAAATTTTGAGTTTTTAGAACGAAATTGATTTAATCCTATTCGCACAATAAAGAATTTCAAGCACTTTCTTTCGTGCATATCAATAATTTTAGTCTGGTCGTACTCGCAAATTGTTAAAAACACATCTTGACGTAGTTCTTCCCACCATTCACCAGCGATATTTTTAAAGAATGTTATTATATCTTTTTGAGTATAATAATCACTTATTACCTTATTATAGTTCATTGTGCATATACTTATCAATCAATTCTATTGAGTTTGTTACACCAACGCCAAATGAAGCGAAAGCACCCTCTCTATTTAGGTAGTCAAGATAATTCTTTTGTTTAATTAAATGTTCATTAGTTTTCAACATACCATTTAGCTTAAAAGGTGATTCCACTTTTAGCTCTAAAACTAACATTGAGTACTTACCGTTATTGTGAAATATAAATAAGTCGGGTGTACCTTGTCCTGCTTGTCCTAGCTTCTTTGCTTTACGTGCTAAGTAAATCGGAAGCCTTGCACCTGAAAGATAATTAGCCATAAACCGAACTTGTGGATATTGCATTTTTAAATAATTAACCACGCTTAACTGAATTAAATCTTCTTTGTTTTTCATAACAAATCTTTAATTTTAACTAATACACCAGTGGATAAATTACTATCGCCACCCTTTATGTTTGCAAATGTTTTACCACTTTTTACAAGTTCTTTTATTTTTTGCTTTAGTTCTAATGTAGATATGATGAATGCGCGTTCTTGTGAAAGTTTAAACGCATAAAAGTCTGCTTCACTTGTTGCAAGTCCTGACATTTTACCACGACATTCATATTCAATATAAAAATTCCCCGTTATTGAAGATATTTTTTCTTCATTCTTAACTTCTATTTTCTTGTTTTCTAATAATCTATGAATAAATGTTTCACCACTTAGTCCGCTAGTCAATAAATCATATTTAAAATCCGAGTTGTATTCCATAACTATTTATTTATCAATTCATTCCAGTTGTTATTCATTTCTTCCTCAAAATCTCTTTCAAATAGTTCAGTATCTACCATATTACGCTCCATCGTACCCATAGCTTTACGATGCGCATTAATTAGCTTTTCAAACTTATGCTGAAGCTTACCTGCATCCAAATTATTCAAGACTGATAATTCATGAATTGCGACTTCTAAATTCTTAATCGACATTTTAGAATGCAAGTAAGATAATATTAATGAGTTTTCGAGTGGTGTCATAAGCTTGAATTTAATTTTTTAACTTCCTTTTCTAAATCGTTTACATATAAAAGCAAAGTTCCTATTTGCATTCGCATTGTTTCCATTTCAATCGCTGCGAGTTCGTACTTTGCAAACATCTTGCTATATTCATTCATTGCTTGTTCGACATAAATTTGAGCTTGATTGATTTCGTTATCAAAACCTTTTAAATCGGTTAAGGCTCGATTGATTATTTGCAAGTCTAATGCTACCTTTAAAAGGCTTAGCCTTTCATCGTCGAAGAACTTGTAAGCATTTAGCTTATTTTGCAAGTCGTTTATTAATTCTTTGTAGTTCATATCTTAAAAGGTTGTACAACTGCAACTATATGCTGGAAGTTGTGATTCTAATTTAAACAAACTTAATTGATTTTTTGAAATATCCAATAGGCTTTGATAGCTTATATCTTTAAAATAAGTAGCACCGACTTCTTTTTCGTCTGCAATCCATTTATCGGCAAGTTCTGGATAATGTTGCAATATAGTTATAATTGCAGATTTACCTTTTAAAAAACATAAATCACAATTACCTAAAATAGAAGGGACATTTAAAGTATAAGGTTTAACAGACCAATATTGAGTGACATCTTCTTTGCTTATCCCCATGTCATAAAGTGGAAATTTAGGAATTACTTTTTTATGAAATTGTTTAAATCCTTTTACCCTTCGTTCTTCATCTGACCTAAATCCGATAAAACTTTCAAATGATTGAATACCTATTGAGCGTAAATACCTTTTAGCAGTTTTTATTTTTAATTCAGTTGTACAAATTCTCATTTGCTGATTAGGTAAAAATTTAGCTTTTCTAACAAAGGCATCAAACTTACCATTATAGCTTATTCGAGTAACTTTAATACCTTCGTATTTTTCAAAGTCATCTATAAATTTATAAGTTAATGGATGTTCACGACCAGTATCTGTAAATAAAACAATATCGTTTTCTGTTGGTTTTAAAAGTATAGTCATTAAAGCACTTGTTTTGCCACCTGAAAAATTTATTACTCTTTTCATATCTTAAAAATCAAAGTCTTTACCAAATGTACTATTTAAAACCGAAACATTACCCGGCTCTTTATTTAATTTCTCTTTGGCTTCGTATTCAAGACCAAAGTAAATAACGCCTTCTATTTCTTCATAAAAGCGATTCTTTTTCCAGTCCCAGAATAGTTTACACATTCCTAGCTTTGCCGAACCTTTAGGCTTTGCCTTTGCGATTATCACGTGCGTTTCATTTTCTTTATACGGTTGTCCATCTTTATCATTAAAACCGAATGGTGGTCGCCACAAGATTATAAAAGCCATTGCTTTACGGAAGAACGATTGCCCCCCAGCTGATTGTCTAGGATGTGGAGGTGGATAATAAGTAACACCATTTTCTGTTATCGGTTGCTGGTCTTGAGGGTGCATACAAATAAAAATATGCTTTTCTTCTTTCTTTGCGTAGCGTCTAAGCTTCCCGACTGCGTCCTCGATATATAAGTCTTGACGACTGCCAAACTCTGCCATGTTATGCTTTATTTCATTGTAAGGGTCAAACAAAATATTATCAATCTTGATTCTATTTTCCGCCTCTAAGATTTTAACCTGACTTATTATGTCGTCAAAGCTAAATGAATTTTCGTCGTTGTCTACAATATAAAACTTGTCACTTAAAAAAGCTATTGCGTTATAAATCTCTGATTCGCTACAAGCATTAACATCACTTGCAAAGAATGGTTTTCTAATGTATTTAGATATTAGTTCTTTTGCGAGGTCTTTATAATCCCCTGTTTCTGGTGAAAATATAACGTGCTTTTCGTTGTGCTTAATTGAAAGGTTAAGTAATATCTCTAAGTTAAATTCAGTTTTCCCTGAGTGTGGTGATGCAAGTATAAAAGTCATTGACCCTTTTTTCTTTGTGTATAAAGCATCTAAAGATTTAAAGCCAACGTATTGCCCTCGCTGTATTCCCGACTTGTGAAAGTCTAGGATTTCGTTTTCAAATTGGATTAAGTTTTTTATCATGTCGTTTGTTGTTTGTCAAATGTAACTAATTAACTGGTATGTTAAAACTTAAAGTATTATTTGTGTTTATTTTATTTTCATCTCTAAACCATACGCCCCTCATTTTTTGTTTCCAGTTTAGAACCTTCTTACCATTGCTATCAACCCAGCCACTTTCATTGTAATATTTATAAGCGTTTTTTGCTGCATCTGCTTTAAATCCATTCTCAAGAAAGTACTTAATCACTTCATCAATCTCGGGCATATATATATTACTTTTACTTTTATTTACTTTAGAGGTGTTACGAACGTTTTCTGAATGCGTTACATTTTCTGTAACTGCTTGTTTTTCACGCCATTGTGAAATCCTTTTAGCGTTTTTTTCTTTTTTTATCTGATACTTTTCACTAAAGTTTAGCAATTGTTTGTTGAAAGTTTCACCATTGTTTGATGAAATCAAGTCTATTTCTTCCATAAAATCCCAGCACTTTTCAAGTCTTTTACCTACTTTACATTGATGTTTTAACACGTTTGTTTTGATAGGTTTTTCTTGACGTGCCATCTTTTCAATCAAAGTGTAGAACAAACCAAGACCTTCATATCCAAAGTTTATAAATAGTTCCGAGATTTTTTCATCTTCAAAACTTGCGGTATCGTGTAGGAAATATTTCATTTTAATAGTCGATTTTTTGAATTACAAATCTAGACATTTTAACTTGAGGTTTTCTCGTTGCGTTTAGAGTTTCTTTATTTAAGGAATAAAGATAAAACTTAACCGCGCCTTTAGTTTTGCTTAATATATCCGCGTAATAACTTACCGAGAAATCATTTGATAAGTTAGCTTTTATAAAGTCTTTGTCATCTTCTGATAAGATACCTTTTGAAATAGGTCTGTCGCGCGTTACGGTGCGCTGTACGCCATTAATAATATCGAGCATGAAGTCATGCCTGTATTTCATTCTTTTG